AGATACGATCGAATCAATCCATTTTTTCCGATGGGTGGTGTAAAAAAAAATAATGTATATTTGTAATATGCCAAATTTGAACAATAAAGGCTATAAACGCTTTGAAAGTCCTGTAAAACGAAATACTTACAAGGATTCGGATGATAAGAAATTTTACGGCTCCGCACTTTGGAAACGAATAAGGAGTTTACAAAAGATTAGGAAACCGATTTGCGAGGTTTGCGAGGCTAAAGGTATTTTTACGGATTGCTCCGATGGAAATAATAACGGAATAGCGGATCATGCCATTAGACTTTTACAAGGCGGTCACCCTTATGACGAACAAAACCTATTTACACTTTGCAAAAAATGCCACAATACTAAAAGCAATATGGAGGGTAGAGGCTTCTCCCCAGGCAGAATAGCAAGTATAGATGGATATTATCTCCCACAAAGCAAAGAGAACATTATTAAGGCTATAATCAAGAAAAAAGTTAACTAAAATGAAAACGCAGAAATTAAAAGAACTTCAGGGCACTTTAAAACCTAGTCGGGTTAAAAGAATCACTCCGCAGCAAATTATTGCTCATAATCCTTTTGAATTGACAAATGAGGAGCAAAATACAGTGGAATTGGTTAAAAGACATTTGGAATCAGCCGATGCAAGTTACAACGTGGATATAATTGCTATTAATATGTTGGCAAGGTTGTTAACTGTTATCCAACACGCGGCTAATAACATCTTAAAAAATGATGGTGTTGTTGTTTATCCTAACGGAGTTCAACAAATTAGTCCGGAGTGGACGATGTTTAAACAGTCGGTAGAGATTTATAACGATATGTCGGATAGGTTCGGGTTAGACCCTAAAGCAAGATTAAAGCTAGAATACTTTAATAGGGCTGATAAGAAGGAAGAAGATCCGATTATGAAGCTAATTAAAAACGCCTAATGTTTGATTTAGAAAACGAATTGATAGGCGAATACGCTAGACTAGCTATTCAAAGACACTATGATGATTTAAAGAAGTCAGAAAATAGTAATTATCCTTACTATTACGACCAAAAGGCAGCCGAAACCTATATTTCCTTCATGAAGGTGTGCAGATTGACAAAAGGCGAATACGCTGCCATGAATGTGAATGTCATGCCCTGGCAGGAGTTCTTTTGGGCTATGATATTTGGTTGGAAGCGTAAAATTGATAAAAAACGTAGATTTAGAAAGGTTTACCTAGAAATATCAAGAAAAAACGCGAAAACTGAAACAGCAGCATTAACGGCCGTAGCTTGTTTTATACTTGACCAGGAAAAAGGAGCTGAAATTTACACAGCCGCAACCACTCGCGATCAGGCTCGTATATGCTGGGATGCTGCCAGGGTAATATTAGACTACCTAAAAAAAGATAGCAAGGCAGTAAATAAAATGGTGCAGGTTCGCGCTCACTCAATTTATAGCACTCAATCTAATTCAAAGATGGTGCCAGTATCTTCCGATGCCAAAACCTTAGATGGATTAAATCCACATGTGGCAATCATTGACGAAATGCACGCGCATCCCGATAGTTCTATCTTAGAAATTATGGAGTCGGGAATTGGAAGCCGAAGTCAACCATTAATCTTAATTACTACTACTGCAGGATTTAATAAAGAAAGTCCATGTTACCAATTACGAAAAGTTTGTTTAGATATAATTAAAGGACATAAACACGATGACGCGGTTTTTCCCCTTATATTTTCTTTAGATGAGGAAGACGACTGGCAGGATAGTAATAATTGGGTAAAATCAAATCCTTCTATGAATGTCACTATTGGAATGGGTTATCTACAAGACCAATATACAAAAGCCATAAATGAAGGCGCTGCAAAGCAAATTGGTTTTATGACTAAGAATTTGAACTATTGGACAAACACCCATGCTACATGGATTAACGAGAACATGTGGAATGAGTGCCAAATGGATATAAAAGAGGATTTTTTATTAAAACGTCCAGCATTTGGAGGTTTAGATTTGGCTCAAACGGTAGATATAAGTGCGTTTTGTTTGTTCTTTCCAGAATTTGACGGCAAACCAGCCTTTTTGTTGTGGAAATACTGGATACCTGAAGATAACGTAAAAGAAAGAAGTTTAAGGGATGGAGTGCCGTATATGGATTGGGCGTTAAATGGAAGCATAAAGGTAACGAATGGTAATATAGTAGATAACGATGCTATTATTAATGACATTTACCTATTATACCAAAAATACAATATAAGAAGTCTAGCATACGACCCATGGAGGGCTACTCACGTTGTAATTTCACTACAGGAAAGAGGGGTAAACGTTAAGCCATTCCCACAAAGTTTTCCGGAAATGAATACGCCTATTTGCGAATTTGAAAAAATGATAACAGGCAAAAAGATATTTCACAACGGAGATCCAGTTGCAAAATGGATGCTATCAAATGTGGCGTTAATAATCAATTCTACAGGCTTAGTAAAATTTGACAAAAGGAAATCTAATGAAAAAATAGACGGTATGGTTGCGGCTGCCATGGCTATTGGTGAGGCTATTGACCCAAAAAATAAAATAAATTTGGATTTTAATCTAATTATTGGATAAATTTTTTATTTGCTTAATAAGTTTATTATATTCATCTTTGTAGTATGGAGTTTATAAATAAAATAGTAAAGTTTATAAAAAGAAGTAGAATTTCCAATTTAGGGCCCGCTAAAGATTGGAAATTATACCAAGAACTTTTTGGTACCAACCAAAGGCGCGTATCTCATGAAACTTCATTATCTATTCCTGCTTACTTTAGGGCATTATCTATTTTATCGGAGCAAATAGCAAGTTTACCATTTTCAATTTATGAATTAAAATCCGATGGAAATGTAATTGAGGCTATTAATCACCCAATGTATAGCCTAATAAAATATAGACCTTCAAAAAAATACGATACTTTTAGTTTTCGCGAAGCTATTGTTAGACAGGCTGTAAACGGTTCAATGTCCACCAAATCGGGTAATGTTTTGATTATTCCTAATAGAAATCAGGCAGGTAATGTGATTGATTTGGTTTTAGTTGATGAACCGTGGGAAATGTACAAGATTAACGATGAATTTTATTATAAGCTAGAATCTAATAATGAAATTTATAGCCAGTCCGAAGTACTTCATATAAAATCATTTAGCGATAACGGATATTGGGGTAAAAGTTTAATTGAGGCAGGAAAAACGACTTTTTCGAGGGCATTGCACGAAATTGATTACGGAAATGATGTTTACGCTAAGGGAACAAACCTATCTGGCACTGTAGAAACCGATATGATTTTAAACGAGGATCAGTTAAACGCAATTAAAAAAGGTTGGGCAGATAAATATTCAGGACCCAACAATCAACAAGGCGTAGCATTCCTACAGGCTGGTTTTAAATTTAAACCAGTATCTTCAAAACTAGATGCTGCTGATATTGACGCAAGAAAGTTAACTATTGAAGATATTTCTAATTTAACTGGCGTTCCAGGCTTTCTTTTATTGGGACAAAACAATATTTCTGCAACAAACATAGAAATATTAAATAGAATTTTTGTTCAATACACTTTAAGGGCTTGGACTAAAAGAATTGAAAATGAGTTTAATACAAAACTATTTCCACAAAAGGATTGGGGCAAATATTTTGTTAAGTTAGATTTAGATGAGTTGTATAGAGGTGATGTTATGGCTAGAGCAGAATTTTACACTAAACTTTATAATATTCGAGCGATTGCACCAAATGAAATTAGAAATCTTGAAGGATTTAATCCTTACGAAGGTGGTGATAAATTCGGCATGCCGTTGGCGTCTAATAGCAAAGAAGTAACTAACGAAAATCAAGGCGATGGAGCTACAAAATAATAATAAAATGGAAACAAGATATTTTAATATTGAATATAAAAGCCTTGAAAATAATGAAATTCAGGGTACAGCATCGTCTTTAAATTCTGCCTATGATATGGGTTATTTTGACGAAGCTATAGATGAACATGCTTTTGATGATGCAGATTTTTCGGAGGCAGCCGCTTTATTTAATCATGATCAAAATATTGTACTTGGTAGGGTTAAAAACAAAACTTTAAAAATTGAAGTAAAAAACAAAAAACTTGTTTACACCATAAATCCTCCTGATACTTCAGCTGCTAAGGATGTAATGATTTTAATAAATAGAGGTGATATTTATCAATCTTCTTTTGCTTTTGATTTAAAAGAAGATGGAGATTCATGGGAAATAATGGAAGGTAGATGGAAAAGAACTATAAAAAAAATTAGTAAAGTATATGATGTTTCACCCGTTACTTATCCTGCTAATCCAAATACTACTGTAGCTTCAAGAAGCATGGAAAGACATATTCAGCAAAATGAAAAAGCGGAATGCAATTTCAATGAATTTGTTGAATTTTTAAACAATTTAAAAAAATATTAACATGTTAAAATCCGATGAATTAAAGCAGTCGCGTTCCGCTAAAATAGAAGAAATGCGATCTTTAATTTCTGCCATTGAAACATTGGGAGCTAATGCCAACGATGAACAAAGGTCGAAATTAACAAACATTAGAACTGAAGTTACTAATATTGAAAGTGACATTGAAAATCACTTGATGCTAGAAGCCGAAGCCAAAAGAATGGCTGCTCCTGCTACTAGGGGTAACGAAAACAAAGTTAGCGATGAGCAAAGAGTGAAGAAAAATTACTCATTCCTTCGAGCCGCTAATTTAGTAGCCAACAACAAAAACTTAGACGGCTTAGAATTGGAAATGCACCAGGAAGCCGAAAGAGAATTTAAACAGGCTGGTATTTCTGCATCGGGAAATCTTTACATTCCTAAAATGATTGTAAAGAACGAAAAAAGAGATATGACTGTTAGCTCCGCGGCTGGTGGTGGTAACACGGTACCAACTATTTTAGGGGATTTGATTCCATTCCTTGACCCTAGATTAGCGGTTATTCAGGCAGGTGCTACTTTGTTGACTGGTTTAACAGGTAACTTAGATTTTCCTCGTAATGATGCTGCGGCTACTGCGGTTTGGGAAACTGAAAATTCTGCCAACGATGAAACAAGTCCAACTTTTGATAAAATTAGTATGTCTCCTAATCGTTTAGGTGCGTTTACTGATATTTCAAAACAATTACTTGTTCAATCGTCTATTGACGTGGAAAACTTTGTAAGAAATCGTTTGAGTGAAGCAATTAACAGAGCATTGGATTATGCTTTGATTAATGGCGATAATTCTACACAACCATTTTACGGAATTTTAAATACTGCTGGCATTGGTTCAGTTGCTATTGGTACCGATGGCGGGCCGTTGACCTACAAACACATTATTGATTTAGAAACTGCCTTAGCTACCGATAATGCTGATTTTGGTACTTTAGCCTACCTAACTACTCCTGGAGTAAGAGGATTTTTAAAGAATACTGAAAAGGCTTCTGGTACTGCCCAGTTTGTTTGGTCAGATGGTGCGCCTCCTGTTGGTCAGCAAGGTATTAGAACTGATTTGTTAAATGGGTATAGGGCTTATGTTTCAACACAGGTTCCAAACAATTTAACTAAAGGCGGTGGTACAGATTTGCATTCAGTAATTTTTGGAAACTTTGCTGAATTGCTTATTGGTCAGTGGGCTGGTTTAGATGTCGTTATTGATCCGTATTCATCTTCTAAAAACGCCTTAGTTACTATTGTGGTTAATAGCTGGTGGGATGCTGCGGTTCGTCACGCTCAATCATTTGCCGCAATTAAAGATGCGGATATTACTGGTATATAAATCTTAATAAAATGAAGAATATTTTAATAGGTTTGTTTGTTTTTGCTGCCATTGGTTTGACGGCATTTAAAAACGACCGTTCAAAAACTTTAGATGCTAATTATGATGATGCATCTAGTACGTTTTACAGCTATTCAGTAACGGACACAATTACCAATACTGAAATAGACACAATAACTATTCCGGTAAGTTTACTTAGTCCGTGGAGTGGTTATTGGAGCGTAGTAGCTACTAATTTGTCTGGCACTACTTATATTTTGCCTACGGTTTTGCAAGCTGCTAGCTCTACCGATTATACAAGCGTTGCAACATTGGACACATTAAACGTAAATGGTTTAGTGCAATCTAATGAAGATGCTTTAATCGGTGGAACTAAATATAGATTAGTGTTAACTGGTGTTGGTACGCAATCAACCAGATATACTGCCTACTTTGTAGCTAAAAACCCATAAAATGAAAGTGAGATTTATAAAGTCTCCTTCAGGTTCGCCTCATTCCCTTGGATATTTTCAGGGGGATGAGGCAGAACTAAACGAGATTACGGCAAAAGAATTGATTAGGCTAGAAATTGCCATTGAAGCAAATGATAAGCCAAAAGAAATAGAGGCTAAAACAATCATTGAAAATACAAGTAGCACCAAACCAAAAAAAGCTATTAAGAGATGAAACCTTGGAGAGTAACCGTTGACCAGACAAATGAATTATGGACTTTATCCGAAGTCAAAAATTATTTAAAAGTTGAGGATTCAGCGGATGACTCTTTAATCACTACAATTATTAAAGGTGCTAGAGAAGCTGTAGAAGCTAGGCAAAATATTAGCACTTTAAATAAAACGATTGTACAGAGATTAGAAAGATTTCCATCTTCTTATAAGGTTGCTACTGATTACGAAAATGTAATTAAATTATTGGTTTATCCGGTAATTAGCGTTACTTCAATTACCTACTTAGACGAAAATGGGAATAGTCAAACATTACCACAAAATTTATACGAAGTTGACACATATAGAGGGATAATAGGTGAAGCAGTTGACCAGGACTTTCCAGATACTTATCTTTCATTGAATGATGTTACGATTACTTATGTGGCAGGATTTGGAACAAGCGCAACAAGTTGCCCAACTGATATTAGAATAGCTATTTTAAAAATGATAGCTAATATTTACGAGAATAGGACTGATAGTGTTTATAAAATGCCAACTGCTTCAGACGTTATGTTAAATCGACACAAATATGACTGGGTATAATAAGAATGAGGTTATTGGTAAAATGAGGGATCGGATTATCCTTCAAAACGTTACAAGAACAAAAACGTTAACAGGTTTTACAACCGAAGCATGGACAAATACTGCGACTATTTGGGCTTATGTGGATAGTAAATTATCGCGCTCAAATGAAACAGTTATTGAGGGTAAAAATACTGTTAAGAATGTAATTGAATTTACCATTCGGTATAATTCAAGTATTACCGAGGAATCAAGAGTTATTTTTAACAACAAAGTATATCAAGTAAAAAATTTAGCCGTAAGTCACGATAAGCGATTCATTGACTTTACAGGTTTTTATTTTGATAGCTACGCAACCGTTTAATTATGTTTATCAAACAATCAAAATTAGATAGACTTAGAAGATTGCAAGGCGATACCCAAAAGAAATTTACTAAAAAGGGTCAATTACTTGCTATTTACAATCTTGCTGAAGCTGTAGTTGAATTAGATAATTTAATGACTAATGTAACTGTTAGCAAAAGAAAAGAAATAGCAAAATCAGCGGAGCCAATAGCTTTAGCGGCTTATAAAAATCAAGTACCTATTTCAAAAAAGCCACATAAATATTATGTTAAGGGCGAAGGTTTAGTTTACAATATTATGCCTGGGAATTTACGTCGTTCTATTAAAATTATATCAGACGTAAAGAATTTAAAAAAAACTACTTCCTCAATAGGTCCATTATACCAAACACAGGGTAAAGGAGCTACATTAGGAAGCGATGGTAAGACCGATGGGTTTTATGCGCACATGATTTACGGAAGTACAAAAGCATGGGTAAGGAAGGTAAAAAACAAAGCTGAAAGGGCTAGTCAAATGGCTGTTATTCAAAAGATGTCGCAAGAGGCATTAAGAATGGCAAAACAATATCCTCGTAAATTCTGGGAGCTATGATAGGTAAACTAATATATGCAAGATTGTCAACGGCTTCAAATATTACTGCCATTATTAGCACTAATATCTACCCTGATATTACGCCTCAAAATGTTGATTATCCATTTATTGTTTATTCCATCATTGATAGCAATCCAGTTGATTTTAAAGATGGACAAAGTAATTTAGAAGAAATTGATTTGCAAATAGACGTATATACCCAAAATTACAACACTACTCAAAACCTATCTAATTTAATTAGAAATAGATTGGACAGATTTGTTGGTACGCTTGAGGGTGTTGAGGTGCAAACTATAAAATATGTTAGGCAAAGTTCACAGGTATTCAACGCAGAACTTTCTGTCTATTGGGTGAGTATTGATTTTATGATAAAAATGAAAAGATGAAACTAAGACTTTTAAAGGAATGGAACGGAAAACAACCGGGTAACACTGGCGTTTTTCTTTCGGAATATGGGGAACAAATGATAAAGGATGGGTTTGCGGAACTACTTGATGAAGATTTTGTAGTAGAAGATATGCCTAAAAAAGAGGAGGTCAAACAAGAACCTGTTTACATTCCAATTCCTGTTCCTGCTGAATATTTCCAAAACGAAGAAGAAGAAAATATTACTAAACAAAAAAAATAAATAAATATGGCAACTACTGGAATAATTAATGGTACGTTGATGCGCTTGTATAAAGATAGTACGGCTATCGGTTACGCCACTTCCTGCCAAATGAATGTATCTGCTGCAATGCGCGAAATTCTTACAAAGGATAGCGCGGCTGGTGGATGGAGGGAAGTAAAGAAAGGACAACTTTCTGGAACACTATCTACGGAGGCGTTATATGCTGGCCCGGGCGATGCTTCAACAAACTATTTGTTTGATGATTTATTTACCGACCTTGTGGCAGGTACCGCACTTACCATTAAATTCACTACCGACGTTGTGGGCGATAATGTGTACACCATGAGTGCCATTTGTACATCATTAGACTTAAACGCTGGTGTGGAAGAGAATGTAAGCTATTCAGCTTCATTTGAAGTTACTGGCGCGATTGTGAAAACTACTAAAGCATAATTTAAAAATTACCTAAAATGAAAACAATAAAAATAGCTAATGCGGACATTCCAATTAAATTTGGTATGTTCGTTTTAGGTACATTTTTAAGGGAAAGGAAGCTTAAATTAAGTGACCTTTCCCAACTTGGCGAAGATCTTCTTTTAGCCCTTGAATTAGCTTTTGCTGGTGTTCAACAAGGTTACAATGCTAAAGGCGAAAAATGTCCTTACGATTTACAATCTTTTTGTGATTTGGTTGATACTGATATGGGTGGCATAGCTCGTATCATGGAAATGATTTCAAATGAGATTTCACCTCCAGAAGATGAAAGCCAAAAAAACGTATTGGCGAAGGCGGAGAGCTTACCCTTGAATACATCGAACGCTTTTGTTTCGGAGTTTTAAGATTCCCTCCTTCGCAATACAATGACATGAGTTTTAGAGAGGTTGTTATGGCTATGCAAGGTTATAACAATCATTTACAAAGTCAGTATGAAATAGAATGGGAACGAATAAGATGGCAGACAACTTGTCTTTTAAATGTCCATACGGCAAAAGAAAAGAGTTTAAAGCCTAAAGATTTAATTGAGTTCCCATGGGAGAATCCAACCAAAAAAGAAACTAAAAGAAGTTTGACAAATAATGACAAAACAATATTTGACAAATGGGATAAAGAAGCATAATGGCAATAGGTAAACTACTTTTAAAGCTGGGGATTGATACCACTAATCTCGATAAAGAGTTAGGTAAGGTAGAAAAATCTATGACAAGATTTGGACAAAATATGTCTAATCTTGGT